ACGGACCCCACCGCTGCTAAAAGAACCCAATAGATTTTGTCTATCTTGCCACCCAATTTGTGAATACCTTGATGCATATGATTAATATTCTTTTTAACACCTGATATGTGTCCATACAGGGCTACGATATGTTCTCTAGTTGTTTTAGGTTCTATTGCCATTAAACTGTCCTGTTTTTATTTCGTAGAGCTATAATTTGCTCTTCGGGGGATAATAAAGCAAGTTGAGTATCTGTCAACTGTTCTCCTTTTGCCACAGGTGGTGGAGGTTGCACAATAGGTGTAGCAGATGATACTTGTGGTGGTATTGGTGCAACACCAATATCTTCAAGTAAATAGTCACTTAAATTTATATCAAAGGCTCCGTCTAATTCTAATTCTCTAAACTCTTCAGACATCTCTCTTAAAATTGGAGCTACTTCTGGAAATACATTTACATCGCCAAGATCATCAGCTATCTCTCTAAATCTATCTTGTATGTCTTGTGACGGAAAATAAGGTTCAAATCTACCATCTCTTAAATTAGCAAATGTTATTGATGATATTTGTCTATCAGAAAACTCAGTGTTTAATTTACTAGCGTCTACACCCAATGCCTCTGCAGCATTTATGTCTTTAAACATTTCTTTTTGCACATTAAATCTAGCTTGATTTGATGCATAAAATTTTTGTATAACATCATTTTCTTTAATAGGTCCTCCTCGTAACAATCCAAAGAATCCACCTGTAAACTCTCTTCTGGCATCCCTAATACCTGATTGATACTCAGATATTTTAAATCCCATAGACTGTAATGGATCTACTTTAATTGCACGTAGCCCCATAAATCCAGCCACCTCTGGGCCCACATCTAATAGTTCTCCTCGTTTAGTTGGTGTCGCTGTGCTCGCTTGTATTAATCTTTGATATTGTTTGTATGATGGTGCAAGTGCTTCACCTAAATGTAAAAATCTAATCTTAACTTTGTCTCCAACAGGAGTTGCATCTGTGTATAGTCTTCTACCTTCTTTTGTTCTTCCACCCCTAACCGTTAAATCACCTATGGCCTCTGTCCAAATAGATTCAGATATAAATGGATTCATTAGTTCTGCTCCAGCTTCATCAACACCTCTTACAAAACCAGATAACAATGTTCTATCATCTTGTTGAGATGTTAAAACATTATTTAACAAAGTATTAAAAGGTCTAGCTATTACATCGTATGCATTACTGTGACTGAAGTCTATGTATCTTAGTGTGCCATCATCATCTCTTACAGGTACGATTGTAGAATTTTTTGACCAGTCAGGAACAAATCTTCTTAGTGCGTTGATCTCGTCTTCTGTTACATCATAAATAGCTTTTGCACCTTCTACCACTAGCTCTGGCACAGCCACCGTTGTAAAAGCCATACCGGATAGTCTTTTAAGACCTCGACTATACATAAGATTATCATTCTTAACTAATTGTCCTGTTGCAGCATCAACAACATAGGGTAAAACATTACTGCCTCTTGTTGGTCTAGAGTGTCTTATTTCTTTTAATCCTTGTTCTGCAATACCAACCGTTGTTCTCATGACTTCTGATGGGAATGACATAAAGTTACCAATCGGTAATATTCTTGAAGCTCTTACAATATCACCTACAAAAGCATAATTAGGCACAGTATTCTTCACAATGTCTGCTGCTTGTTTTTTTAATTCTTTTGCTAACGGATTGGCAGATGGCTTACCTAGAACAATATCACTTACATCAATAGTTCTACCTTCTCTTTTTGCTGCTTCTACAGCTGCTTTTTTAAGTGCATCTAATTCAACTGCAAAGTTTGTAAGTTTCCAAGTGTCATCTTCCGCTACGTATTTACCTTGTAGAAATTGACCAAATCTTTTTAGTTTACCCATCATACCTTTTAATATGCCATCAGGTGCAGCTACACCAACTTCGTTTCTAACGCTAGGTGAAGCGTCTCTTAACAAAGCAAGAAAGTCACCAATCTGTACTTGTGTATTTGTTAATCCTAATTCTAAAGCTTCTTGATAGGCTGCTTGTGCTTGTGCACTTCCAGGTTTTAATCTTAATAAATTAGATATATCGATACCATCTGCAAAAGCGTTTGCTAATAATTTAGGATTAGTTAATCCTTCAAATAAAATACCGTTGGCTCCTGCAAAAGCACCAGCACTAATAAAGTTACGTATGTGTGTAGGTATTGATAATACTGTTTTGGCTAATTGTGAAATCGCTTTTGGTAACAATAATAAACTTCTATATAAATAACTTACTACTTTTTCTCCAGGTCCTGCCTTATCTCTACCTCTAGCAAAAGCTGTAAAACCAGATGCTATACCATTTATATTTTTCATACTCTCTGCTATTTCTTCTGTAGTAAATTTACCACCGATAGGATTTATCACCGCTCCTTGTCTACCTGTTCCAGGTAATTCTTTTATAATGTCATCCATAGCAACTATTTTTATACCTGTTTGTGGTGAGTTTACCGCTGCTCTAGCTTCTTCTGCTGAGTTCCAAAAGAATCCTCTTTCACCTGCATCTTGTGCAGTTTTATTTGCTGTTGCAATGTTATCGAAATAACTTGCAGTTCTAGCAGCGCCTGAAAGATTAGCCATGGCGTTGAAGATAGAGTATCTAGGATCTTCTATCTCACCAAATAATTTTCTAATTGTTTTACTGCCTTTACCAACTGATTTTTCAAAACTTTTTGTAAGTGTTTGTCCTGTTTTATTTTGATATGTAAGATCAGGCAATGGTCCAGGTTTCTTTTTTAATCTTGCTTGGTTTATAATATCATCAACTGTGTACTTTGCTTGTTCAAAATATTCACTGCCTTGCGGTACAAACTGACCTTTTTCATTCTTAACTAATTTTATAGGTTCTTTTCTTGTCTTGTCTGTTCTTGCGAGAAATCTTCTAAATAAATTTATAGCATTTGCGTACGCTTCATCTGTTGGCTCAATATCTTGAAACAACTTAGCTAAACCTGATTTAGGTCTATCTAACACTCTATAGGTATTACCTATCCAACCTTTTACTTTACCTGCTAATATCTCTTTTAAATCTTTTTTGCCCGCAGAGATTGCTCCTGGTGTGTCTGCATTTCTTTCTAAAATAGAAATTAAATTTGAAAACTCTCCTCTTGCAGCTGTTATGTTAGTTAATATCTCTTGATAGTCAGCTTCTTTAATTCCTGCTTTTTCCATAAGAGAAACAAACTCATCAACTGCAGGACCATTAGCTGGTTTTGATAAGTCTCCCTCAAAAACTGTGTTATTTAATTTTTTATAAAATTCTTCTTGAGCTTCTTTTGGACTGTTAAAAATTTTAGATACTCTTGGTATAATGCCGTCTGCCTCTTTTGTAATGTTATATACTAATTGTTTTGCCCTAATTCTGTCTCTAGATTTTAATCCACCTTTTACAACTTCTGCATCAAAAACTTCATCTGGTAACATTTGTTGTGGTCTAAAACTACCGCCTACGTATTTGTCTATCCATCTTGTAATTGCACTATTAGAATAAGCATCGTCCTTGCCTCTCTTTGCAAGAGCTTTTATAGATTTACCTGCACCATAAACAAACGGTGTAATTAATAAAGACTCAGAACCAAATTTAACTCTGTTCATTAATTTTCTAGCAGCGTCGTCTCTGCCTTCTGTCTCGTCTCTATCTAATTGTGTTGGTCCGCCTTGAAACAAATCACCAAAAGAACCTATTTCTTCTACATCTGCAACAAATGTTTCTCCTGCTGCACCACCAAAAACACCAGCTTGAAACCTAGTTGTACTTCCAGGTTTTAATCCAAGTCTTTTATCTACTCTGCTATTTAAAGATCTAGCTTTCTCCAAACCTTTCATTACATTTGGTGATTTAAAGTTAGCATAGTTACCCGCTTTTTTTGCTTTTAATGCTTTGTCTGCTAATTTAGTTGCTGTCTTAAAACCTACTGCTCCAGGTATACCAATAGAAACCAATGCTTCTGTAAGTTTACCTATAACTCTATCGTCAGCTACTTCTTCAAATGGATTTATTTTGTCAAAAAATTTTTCTACGTCTGCTGCTACATTAGAATCTGCACCAAGATCAATGAGTTCTGCACCAAGAGATACAACACCCTCTACAGTTTTAATTATACCAGACACAAGACCTGCGCCTATGGACGTATACCAACTTGCATCACTGTTTTTTTCTGGAGTGCTTAGAGGAATAAATTCTGCCATTTATCCTCCTAAATGCCTTCATCAAAAGCATCAGTTGGAAGACTTTCCAAAACCTTCTTTCTTCGTTCCTCTTCTTTTTTCTTTAGAGATTCCTCTGTTTTTCTGGCTATTTCTTTTTGATATGGGGTTTGTTCAAAACCTAAACCTTTTTTTTCACCAGGTGCCGGCATTGTAGTTCCTTCGTCATCAGATATATTAGCTAGCGTAACTTCTCTAAGACCTGTAACGTCACCTTGTTGAACGATTTGAAATAGTTTATCTTGTTTAAGATCGTAGAAAACTTTACCTATTTTACCTTCGTTTTTATTTAAAAATTTTTGTTTTGCATCTTTTTTAGCTAAATCTGATTGTATGAAACCACCAAACTGAGATTTACCATATGTAGTATCTAATTCTTCTTTAGTTGTTGTCATAAAATTAGCAAAGTTTTCTGCCATAATAACGTCATTACCAAATCGTTTTAATCCTGCATCTAAATACGTATCATAGTTTCGCATACCTGCACTTATTTGTGCAATCTCTCTTTGAGCCCCTAATTTTTCTTGTAGTAACTCTCTTTGAAATTTTCTATCACTTGCAAGTTCTCCTTCTCTTATTTTCTTAGCCTGCATTATTGCAAAAGGTTCTTTTGCTGACTGAGCTGCTGTTTGAAATATATTACCACCTGGTGTTCTTGATGCGAGATCTAAACCAAATTGAATTAAGAAATCGTTCATGCTTGGTCTAAATAACATAGGTTCTCTTTTAGGTTGCACGCCCTCTTTGTCGGACTCCGCATATCTCTGACGCATACCATCCATGATGCCTTCATTCTCAGCGCTACCGCCCATTCTAAACATTGGTCTTTTTAATATTCTGCTTTTCATTATCTAATCCTTACTGGTCCCATAATATTACCGTATATTCCAGACAACGTTGAACCTACACCTAACGCTGTTTGTAATGGTGTTGGATTTGGAACAGATGTAAATTGCGATCTACCTGGGTATCCACTCATAATTTGTGCAATACCAGATCCAAACGTATTTAATCTTTCATACGGTTCAAACGCAGCTAATCTATTTGCTTCTCTTTGTGCATCTAGTACCGCTTGATTCTGTGCTTGTTGGACAGCGCCCACTGATCCTAAAGTACGTATGTCAGAAGATTGTAAACCTGGAACGAGTGAAGCTAATCCTGTTTGAAATTGTCCACCTCTTAACTGTTCACCAGCTAAACTTTGTTGATTTAAAAAATCTTGTTGTCTTCTTGATACTGCGTCTTGAAATCCACCTTGTAGTAATTGAGCTTGTAATGCAGCTCTTTCTCTTGCCGCTCCTGTGTCAAATTCAGAAAGTTGTACACCTGCTCTACCAGCACCTAATTGTCCTAAACCTGCTTGTTGTGATCTAATATTTTGTTCTTGTATAGCTTTTTGTCTATCAAACTCTGCAAGAGTTGTGTCAATAACTTGTGATTGATAAGGAGACATAAAATCTTGAATAGATCCTGCACCTGTACCTGCTCCTGTGCCTGTTAATGCTTGTGCTTGTGCAATACCTGAAGAAAAATCTGTGCCCGCTTGTTGTGCTGCTGTAACAAAAGGTTGGTAAGAACCAATACCTTGTTGAGCCAACGTAGCTGCTTGTGTTTGTAATGGGTCTTGTCCTGCAACTGAAGGTGCAATTTTAGACGTATCAATGGGTTGAGCCGTTAACGCTGTTAACTGCTTACCATAATCTGTTGCCAGATCTTCAATAAACTGCGGGGGTAATACTCGTGATTCTGTGATTGCCATTAGACTACTTTATTCTCCAGTTGTTTCATTGTTTTATACATTAAATCTGCCCCTCTATCAACACTTCCTCCACCTGCTGCTCTTACCGCATCAGCTGTAAATACAAACTCATTCTTTGATAATCTTGCTGGAACGTCGTCTTTCTTTTCATACTCTCCAATAGGCACAAATCCACCGCCTCTAAGGTCCATTTCATTGCCACCCATATCTAACATTTCATCTTCTTCGTTTATAGTTCCACCTATAGCTCTTTCTATTCTACCACCATCAGCTTTAGCTGCATCTGCAGTCAGTAAGAAAGGATATTTAGCTTTTAAAGCATCTAACGAGTCTTGACCCTCTGCTGTAGCTTTTTGAACTTCTTTTCTAATTTGCTCTACATCAATACCTGTATTATCAGATATTCTTTTAGATAGTGAGTCTACTTCTTCCTCTTGTTTAGGTGTTAAAAAAGCTGCTGCCGCTGTGGCTCCACCAATACCTAATAACGCTTTAGTGCTTAAACCAGTTCCAGAACTTGTAAGTCTATCTCTTACAAGATTAGCTAGTCCACTAAAAGGACCACCTCTAAATATCATTCCCTCATCAGCTATTGGACCTGCAGATAATTTACCAAAACCTAATGCTGACCCTAATTGACCAAAACTAAAACCTGGTCTACTAGAAATCATGCCTCCAAGATTACCACCACCTAAAAAATAACCTGCAATTGCAGCTTTACCTGCATCTGATTTAAAAACTTTCTTAGCAGCGCCTGTAACTTTTTTAACTAATTTACCTAAACCATATTCTTGTCTTGGTTCTCCACCCTCTGCTAATCTAAATCTTTCAGGTAATGTAAATCTTTGTGTAAACTCTGCAAAATCACTTTTTTCAGGCTCTATGTCTGTTGGTAGTTTTGGAATTATAGGCATCATAGGTTTTATAATTTGATTGTCATTATCTCCATCATCGTCAGGGTCTCTAGTAGGATCTCTAAACTTTGCATTTGGATCTGATATACCTAAAATATCTGCAAATTTTTTAACAGCAAATATTTGAGGTGCAAATGTAGCTAAAAATGCATCCGTCTTTGTAATGCCTGTTCCAAAAATACCATCGTTCCCACCACCATCATTATCTGGTGGCGTAAGCGCAGGCATTCCACCTTGTAATCCTACATTAACATCAGCAGTGTCATCAAAACCAATGCTAGTATCAGGATCAGGACCTGGTGATGGACCTGTTCCAAATCCAGACGGGCCTGCATTACTAGGACCTCCTGGTCCAAAGTCAACAAAGCTTGGAATACCCATAGGGGTCATAACACCAGAACCACCAGCTGCTTTTAACATCTGTGCTTCTTTTGGATTTATGTATGCAAGAAACTCACCTTTAGGTGCCATCATTTTAGCATCATCTAATGATACTCCACCTGCTGCTAGTAATTGTCTTGCTATTTGTGATCTAGTTATTGCCATTTTTCCACACTACTTTGTTTTGGGGAACAAATCAAGCGAAGGCATGATTACTTTAATATCTCTCCTGATATCTGCTTCTGGCACGTTTTTAGCCTTCCATTCGTCCTCTGATTTATATACCTCACCTGTTTTAAGATTGGATATAGTTGTTATTATCTTTTCTGGTTTTATTGTTTGCATTACGATACCACCTCTCTTGGTTCTATTTCTAATATTGAAGCTATGACATGCAATTCGTTAGCATCACTAGCTTGGACCTTCAGAGCCTCACCAGCCTCCATAACAAGAGGTTGTGTCAAAAGCTCTGTTGTGGCATTTGAAGATATAGCTTTTGTCTTAAATAAACTAAATATGTTTGACGATGAGTCCACCAACGTCACTGTTATATTAGCTCCTGATCCTGCATCTTCAGATACCAAAATAGATTTTACCACAGATGTTTTAAAATCTGGGACTGTATACAAAGTTGTTAAATTTGTAGTTGTAAGATCTGCTTTTTTGTTAATAAAACTATTTGCCATTAATTAATAAAGAAGTTTTGTGCTTCTACTTCATCCTTTAATTCTTGTTGATATGTTGTATTTAATTTTTGTACAATACCGTCAAGGTCTCTTACCTGTGCATCAGCTACCTCTTGTTTATATATTTTACTAGGTCTTGTTAATACTTGTACTATCTTTGCCATTATACCATTCCTCCTAATAAAAATTTTTTTAAAAATCTAAATCTAGCTTCATCGTCGCCTGTATCGATATTCTTTTTAAGTAATAAACCTATGCCTTCATCCTTATCATCAAAATTATATTTAATACCCACATCTCTACTTCTACCTCTACCCTCATCAACAAATATTTCTTGATCATCAAAAAATATTTGATCTCTATTTTTTCCATAATAAATATTAGCCATAATATTTAATTTATCAGTTATTGGTATGTCTGCTTCCACTAAAGCATTTAAAGTCGTTTTATCTATTTCCAAAGGAGTATTTGGTATGTCTTGTCTACCTGATTTAGTAAACTCAACAGTTGGTTTTATAAAGTCTGTTATTTTTTTATCTTCTTCCATCTGCTTGTATATCCAATCTAAATGTTCCTAATTTCCAATCTTGTGCCGAGCTAGTATTTTCTATTTTAAGTGCAATGGCTCTTGCCCTAGCTCTAGTATCTACCTTCTGTGTGCTTGATGTAATATCAAAAGGTCCAAGTGATGAGCTTGCAGCTGTATCATTTGGAAAGTTTCTTAAGTTTAACGTAACTCTAGTTGCTCCTGTCTGTGAAATAAAATCAGGTATAAATCTTCTTATCTTCATCATAAACTCACCATCGCCTCTTAAATCAGGTATAGAAGAGGTCGTACCTCTTGCTATTCTTTGTGTAATGTCAAAGTCTCCTGATGTAATATTAGCTGTAATTGCTGTAACTGTTCCGCCTTTAACTTGATCAGTTCCTGTTTCGTGTTGATAGTATGTTGTAATACCATCCGTATTACCTTGCACATATGTAGATGATGTTGCTGGCTCTACTCCATCTGCATCATACTCTAACGCATGTGGACTACCAAACACAGCAGAGTCTGCCCATGCTGTTCTAGCTAGTGTTCCTACTGTCCATATAGGTCTTTGTGGTGAAGAGTCAAAGTAATTGTAACATACCATTTTATTTACAACTGCAGAGTTTGCTGATGGGTAAAACCACATAATCTCACCAAACAAGTTATTTAATCCTGCACTAATCATTTGATTACCAGAATCTAAATTAATATCATCATACACGTGATCTTCTACTAAACATGGTAATGACTCAAGAGCACCTGCATATTTAAAGAAACCATTTTCTGAAAACCAATATGCAGCACCGTCTACCTCTACTGCTGCGTTCTTACCAGCTAGTCCACAGTTTGTTCCTGCTTGTACAAACGAGAATGTAAAAGGTTGACCAACAAAACGCATTAAGAACAATGCTGTATCTGTATAAACATAGATTGCATCTCTACCTCTAATGGCTCCCATGATCCGTGATCCGTCGGCCAGTCTTTGTGTACCAGCGTCATTGGTTGCTGTAGGTGTGTAAGTGTTAATATCCTCAACAGCAGAGAATCTAATAAACATATCATCTTGTGTGGTCTTAGTGCCTACTGTTGTTTCTGTACCAAAAAATACTAAGTGTCTGTCCGGTGTAGATACAAGCATGTGTCTTGATGCAGTTGGAGCATTAGTAATAATAGTTGCTCTAGA